CTTGACCCTGACGGTTTGGTGGAGCATGTTACTGATTCTCTTGGTGTTCCTAAGACGACACTGCGCTCTAGCCGTGAGGTTGCGCAAATGCGTCAGGAGCGTGCCGCCGCTGAACAGCAAATGATGCAGCGCCAGCAAGACCAAGAGGATGTATATACGGCAGCGCAAGCAGCTCAGGCAGTTAGGATGGTGGGGCAGTGAGAGAGCTAGAGCAACTCAAACATATGTATAAAACAACCTTCGATAGCGAAAGCGGTCAGAAGGTATTGCGAGACCTTGAGGGGCGCACAAACTGGCGTGCCTTGAGTTATGTGGCTGGCGATGCCAATGCCACAGCCTTCGAGGAAGGAAAACGTGCTGTTATCCTTCACATTCACAACATGCTCACAGAGGAGTAATTATGTCAGAGGAAGCTATCGAACAGGTAGCCCAGCCTGAAGCTGTGCTGGAAACCCCAGCAGAAGTAGCGCAAGGCGGGTCTGGTAACGATTTCTTGCAAATGATACCAGAGGAGTTGCGGGACCATCCTAGCATCTCACCTATCAAAGACGTGGAGAACTTGGCGCGGTCATATGTAAATGCCCAGCGTCTTATCGGAGCGGACAAAATTCCAATGCCGCACAATCCTACAGACGAGGATTTGGACCGGATTTATTCGAGGCTTGGGCGGCCAGAGTCGCCTGACCAATACCAGTTTTCTGTAGATGGAAACATCGTGACAGAAGAGGTTGCACAACAATACGCAGACATTGCACATCAACTGCGGCTAACACCAGAACAAGCCAGTGGTGTGCTTGATTACTACAAGAGTGTCGTTGAGAACACAGGTGTTGCAAATATGCAACAGGTTGAAGCTCAACGTGCGCAAGCAGAAGAAGCGTTACGGCAAGAGTGGGGCAACAACTATGATGCCATCGTCACCCGTGCCGCAAAAACTGCGCAAGAGTTTGCCGACCCAGAGGTGTTTGACCTGGACTTGGCTGACGGAACAAAGCTTGGCAACAACCCTGAATTTATAAAAGCATTTGCAAAAATTGCAGAATTTAGGCAGAGTGTGACAAGTGAAGACACAGTTTCTGAGCCATCCCAAACGTCTTACATGACACGGGAACAGGCACAGGCTGAAGCCAACGCAATTATGATGTCTCCGGTCTACACGGATAAATCAAACATTGTGGGACGGCAACAGGCTGTAGAACGTGTCCAAGAGCTTTATAGGTTCATTCATGGAGAATGATGTAGATATTCGCCTTGAGTGCCTAAGACTAGCGGTTGAGTTTGGAACTCAGCGTGATGTCGTGAATCCGGCCCATCTTGCAGATTCTTACTACAAGTGGGTCACACAGGGTAGCGAGTCATCTCGTCCTGTTGGCAGTCGGGAAGACGACAGCCCCAAAAGGGCTAATAAAGCTAGGGGTGTCCGCAAGGGTAGCACACCGCAACTCGTGTAAATGTAACCGTGAAAAAGGAGGACAGAAATGTCCAATCAAGTAACCACGGCATTTGTACAACAGTACTCTGCAAATGTGCAGATGCTTGCACAGCAGATGGGTTCCCGTCTGCGTGATGCGGTGCGCATTGAGAATATTGTTGGTAAAAATGCCTTCATCGACCAAGTCGGTGTAGCTACGGCGCAGCTTCGCTCGTCACGCCACGCTGACACTCCACAGATGGACACGCCACACGCACGGCGCCGTTTGTCTTTGGCTTCATACGAGTATGCAGACCTGATTGACGACCAAGACAAGGTTCGTATGCTTATCGACCCAACCTCATCCTACGCAATGGCCGCAGCAGCAGCTATGGGCCGCGCAATGGATGATGTCATCATCACTGCTTTTGATGCAGCAGCAAGCACAGGTGAGACAGGTTCAACCAGCACATCTTTCGACAGCAACCAAGACGTTGCCGTTTCTGTTGGTGGTGCTGCTACAAACATGAACCTGACAAAGCTGCGTGAAGCTAAGAAGCTGCTTGACGAAGCTGATGTTGACCCATCAATCCCACGTTACATCGTTGTAGGCCCAAGCCAGATTCATGCGCTTTTGGCTGACACCAGCGTTACTTCAGCGGACTTCAACACCGTAAAGGCTCTGGTACAGGGTGAAATCAACGAGTTCATGGGTTTCAACTTCATCATGTCTAACCGTCTTTCTGTAGACGCCGATAATGTCCGCACATGCTTTGCATGGGCGCAAGAGGGCATGGCGTTGGGTGTCGGTAAAGATGTTTCTGCAAGAATTGATGAGCGTGCCGACAAAGGTTACGCGACTCAGGTCTACTACTGCATGGACATCGGTGCTACCCGTATGCAGGAAAACATGGTTGTTCGCATCAAGTGCGATGAAGACGACCTTGACGGCTCAGCTTAAAGAAAGGGATTGAGAGATGACAACAAAGAACTCTGACCTCATTGCCAATCTTGAGGCACTTCCACAAGTCGCTAACCCAGCTTCTGAGCTTGGCGGTCGTATCCGCGTGGCACAGGGCAACGTGGCTCTGGCGGCTGGTGACAGCACCGATGACGACATCGTAATGCTGGCACCTGTTCCAACAAACGCAACTCTTGTTTCAGTTCGTGTTGGCTCAGATAACCTTGGCGGCACATGCACATACAATGTCGGATTCTATACGAATGACGGCGTTGTTGTGGATGAGGACGCTCTGGCTACTGACGTTGCCGATGCTGCTGGCGTAGCGGAACTCCGTTACGAAGTGGCTGACCTCAACACAACTGGTCAACAGGTTTGGGAACTGGCAGGCCAGTCTTCAGACCCAAGTGATGTGTACTATATCGCAGCTACCTTCAGTGCAACTGGCGGCACGGCTGGCGACATGGCGTTCATCATTGAGTACGTTGTGGACTAACATTGAGGGGGCGGGAAACCGCCCCTTCTTTCCTTGGAGGGAAGGATGGAACAAAACAGCGATTTTCGCTGGGATTTGAAGGTTGGTCAGCTACACGAAAAATGGTTAGGCGAACTTTTAGAAAACGTACCCATAGAGGTGAAACGTGATTTTAGAGCTTCACAGACAGGTAATGTGTTTGTGGAGTTTTTTAGTAGGGGAAAGGCGTCAGGTATAGCGACTAGCGAAGCATTGTACTGGGCGTTTATACTTGGAGAACAAACTGTGGTATTATTGCCCACAGACAAGCTAAAGACGCTGGCTAGGCAGGCGCATAAGAACGGCCATATAGTAAATGGCGGGGATGCAAATACAAGTCGAGGCGTATTGATAAGTGTAGAGAGGTTGGTACGAGATGCCATCAGTAGTTGATATTTGTAACGAGGCGATGGACCTTTTGGGTGCGGCTACTATCACCTCACTAACAGAAAACTCAAAAGAAGCCAGACTGTGTAACCGCCGGTATGAGACGGTGCGTGATGCAGTGTTGCGTGCGCATCCTTGGAACTCAGCAATTACACGCACAACACTGCCGCAAGATTCTGATGCTCCGGCGTTTGGCTTTACCTATCAATATACACTTCCGACTAATCCGTACTGCTTGCGTGTGCTGTCATTCTGGAACAGCAATGTGGATAGCGAGATTGCAGCCTATGATAGTCAGGTTATGTACAAAATTGAGGGCCGGAAGATTTTGAGCAACGAGGGTACTTGCAAGATTACCTATGTTGCCCGTGTTACTGACACAGAACAGTTCGACCCATTGCTTTCCAACACGATTGCACATCGTTTGGCATCAGAAACAGCTTACGCTATTACCGGCAGTAATAGTGTAGCGCAGCAAATGTTCCAGCTTTATGAGAACAGATTGCGTGAGGCTAGGTCTATGGATGCTATGGAAGGTATGCCTGATAAGATTATCTCGGACGATTACATCAACATAAGGTTCTAAGATGGCGCGAGTATCCACCATTGTTACCAACTTCCGCGCTGGGGAACTGTCACCGCGTTTGGAAGGCCGCATTGACTTGCAAAAGTACAATGAAGGCGCTCAGACTTTGACTAATATGCTGGTGTTTCCGCAAGGTGGCACAACACGCAGGCCTGGCACCAAGTTTGCTGGCCGGTCAAAAGATGGTGGCAAAGTTCGGCTGATTAACTTTGAGTATAGTGACGAGCAGGCATATGTGCTTGAGTTCGGCGCTAACTATATCCGTTTCTTCAAAGACGGTGGCATCCTCACAGAAGCTACAATAGCTATTTCAGCTATTACGCAAGCAAACCCAGCGGTTGTAACGGCAACAAGCCACGGCCT